GGCAAGAAAACAGTCGCATCAATCTTCAAGTCTGCGAAAGCAGGATTAAGACGAGCACATGGCAGTAAGAAAAAGAAAAAGAAAAGGGGCTAAAAAGAAACGCAATATTCCTACTAACTCTGCACTATACGCAAGAGTAAAAGCTGCAGCAAGACGAAAGTTTGCAGTTTATCCTAGTGCCTATGCAAACGCATGGCTTGTACGAGAGTACAAAAAGCGAGGAGGTAGGTATCGTCGTGGTTAATAAACGAAAACATAAAACCTATCTTAAAAGAGGAAACGTTTATAAATCACCTGGACCAGCAAGAAAAGCCGCAAAAAGATTGGGGTTAAAAGGAATCCATTCACATGGCAGGGGAAAGAATAAAAGATTTATGCCAGGTAGTTCCCACGGTGCTTATTTAAGAGCAGTGCGTAGGAAGAAAAAATAATGGCAAGAACAGGTGGATTAACTAAATGGTTTAAAGAAAAGTGGGTAGATATTGGAAGACCAAAGAAAAATGGCAAATATCAACCTTGTGGTAGACGAAAAGCTAAAAAAGGCGGTAAAGGTTACCCTAAATGTGTTCCTCTAGCTAGAGCAAGAACTATGAGTAAGGCTCAAAAAAGATCTGCTGTTCGTAGAAAAAGATCAGTAAAGCAAGGAGTCGGAGGAAAACCAACAAATGTTCGAACAATCGCAAGAAGGAAAAAGACTAAAAGACGTTCGAGAAGCAGAGGCTAAGTTTGCTACTTGGGCACTAAAAAGAGTTCCTCAAGGCGAGTTTCGAGAAAATTATTACAAACTATTAAAACAATACGAGGAAGAAAATGGTAGAATGGTTAAAAACTAAATGGTTACAATTTTGTAACATTGTTTCAGGTAAAGATAAAAACTGGGACGGCCAAGTGGATATCAAAGATAAACTGATTGAAGCAGAGCAGAAAGCTAAAAGCTAAAATTCATTAGCTAAGTCAAAAAAGGACTAGCATGAACAGAAAAGAAATTATAAGCGAAATATTGGGAGTAGTACAACTATCTCAACGCTTTTCCGTAGCTCTGGAAAATAAATTAATGTGGAGTCAAGAGCTAAGAGAAATATTAAATTCTCCACATACTGATAAAGAATTATTAAAAACTCATTTTAAAAATGGGACGGAACAGGGGTAACTCTGTTTAGGAAAAGAAAATGGCAAGACAAGGCGGATTTCTAAGTGGACCAAGTGTTCACGGTACATCTAAATTAAGAAAGCATGTACTAAAAAGAGGACTTACTAGAGACCTCAACGCAGCTGCAGGAACCTTTGTAAATACAAAGACTCCTATGTCCACTCCTGGTGGATTCTACGGAGCTGCCCCGAAAGCAATCGGACCAAGATTTGGTAAAACTACTAACCCAAAAAGAGCAAGGTTTGGTAGAACAGGTGCAGGCCGAATACTACGTAGAAGATAAATATTATTCACAAAGACTTTCATAACTTAATGAAAGCAGGACGACTTAACAAAGTCGTGAACATGATTCATAATGGCACTAACGACAGCAGAAAAAGCAAGACTGAAAAAAGCAGGACTCTCAAGACTAAACAGTCCAAAGAGAACTCCTAAGCACCGCACTAAGAAAGCAGTTGTTGCTGTACGAGTTGGTGGCAAAGTGAAAATCATTCGCTTTGGAGCGCAAGGCATGGGACATAATTATAGTCCAGAAGCACGACGCAGTTTCAAAGCGAGACATGCTAAGAATATCGCAAAAGGTAAATCTTCAGCAGCCTATTGGGCAAACAAAGTATTTTGGGCAGGTAAAGGTGGTTCTACAAAAAGACCACCTCGATCCCAAAAAAGAACATTTGGAAGTAAAAGAAGAAAAAGATGACAATACCAAAAGTAATAGATCGACGAGCAGTATGGCTAGAAGGATTATCCCTGCATGCCGCAGAAGTGCTCAAAAAACTTCAGACACGTCAAGTGAATGGAATAACTCCAACTGAAGCTGAGAGTGATATTATTGATTTATGTGGTGGTTATCTATATCTTTTAACGCTTGCAAAAGAACACGGACTCTTTGATTCCGACGATCCCTTTAACTTATTTGAAAAAGAGACTCTCCATTGATAGAAGTAAGCCGTTCCGACGTAGTGCAAGACTACTTAATGGAACTAAACCCCGAGACAAGATTTATTAAGTTACCCATAGACGGGTATCTTGATCTATTGAATGTAACACCAAATAGCTCTCAAACTGCACTTATTAATGCAATCAACAATCCCAAATATCGTTTCGTCTGTGCGGCAGTATCACGACGACAAGGAAAAACATATATTAGTAATATTATAGGACAACTAACTTGTTTAGTACCAGGTTCACATGTATTACTTATGTCACCTAATTATTCACTATCTCAAATATCATTTGACTTACAGAGAAATCTCATCAAGCACTTTGATTTAGAGGTAACACGAGATAATGCAAAAGATAAAGTTATTGAACTATCAAACGGTTCTACTATACGAATGGGTTCTATCAATCAGGTAGACTCAGTAGTTGGTAGAAGTTATGATCTAATTATATTCGATGAAGCAGCGCTAACAGATGGTAGAGATGCTTTCAATGTTGCACTGAGACCTACACTAGACAAAGAAAACTCTAAAGCAATTTTTATATCAACTCCTCGTGGTAGAAATAATTATTTTGCAGAATTTTACTACAGAGGCTGGTCAGAAGAATTTCCAGAGTGGTGTAGTATAAAAGCAACATATCACGAGAATCCAAGAGTTTCAGAAGCGGATATTATCGAAGCCAGAAAAACAATGTCCCAAGCAGAATTTAATCAAGAGTATATGGCAGACTTCAATGTATTTGAAGGGCAGGTATGGGCATTTAATCACGAAGAATGTACAGCAGATTTAACAGAACTTGATATTAGTCAAATGGATGTCTTTGGAGGACTAGACGTAGGGTATAAAGATCCTACTGCATTTTGTGTTATTGCATACGACTGGGATCAACAAAAGTATTACTTAGTTGATGAATATATGGATGCAGAACGTACTACAGAACAGCATGCCGTACAGATACGAAAATTAATTGATAAATGGGACATTGACTGGATTTATATTGATTCTGCAGCACAACAAACAAGATACGACTTTGCACAAAATTATGATATTAGTACTATTAATGCAAAGAAATCAGTACTAGATGGAATAGGTCATGTCGCAGGAATAGTAGACAATGATGCACTTATTGTAGACCAAAAATGTAAACAAGCCCAGATGTCACTAGATCAATACCAATGGGATCCGAATCCTAATTTAATGAAAGAAAAACCGAAACACAATATGTCATCCCACATGGCTGATGCATTACGATATGCACTGTATACATTTGAAACTACAGCCACTACGTTTTAATAAGACCTGTAAAAAACAGTTCTTGACATATGATGTGACTTTTTGGTATAATTCTAATTAAGAGTAGAAATATGAAATTAAAAAGAGATTTAGTTAAATATGTACGAGATAAAGCTAAATCTAAATATAAGAAACAAAGTAGTTGTTATATTTGCGAAAGCAATATAGACTTAGATTTTCATCATTACTACGGACTGACCGAACTACTAGAAACTTGGTTGAAAAAACAAAATTATATTATAGAGAATGAGCAAGACATACTAGCACTTCGAAAGTCCTTTATTGATGATAATTGGGAAAAGGTGTACGAATATACTGTAACCCTCTGCCATAAGCATCATTTACGATTACACTCAATTTATGGAAAACGACCCAAATTGATTACAGCAGAGAAACAAAAACGTTGGGTCGAGAAGCAGAGAGACAAATATGGCATGGTACGATAGATTTTTAGGAAGAAGCGATGAAAAGCTGAATCCTTCACAATATGTTATTTCGAGAAACGAAGGGTTAACTGTAGACTCACGCGAAATAGTTACAAATTATCGTAATGCGTACGAACAACTAGAAATTGTCAATAGAGCAGTTAATATGATCGTTGATGATGTTTCCGAAATACCTTTTTCAGTTGGGGAAAAAATAACTGGAACAAATACTATACTAAAACAAATCCGCAGATCAAAAGTTAACTTACTTTTAAATGTAGAACCAAATCCTTTTCAGGATGTCAGTACTTTTAAAAGAAACTTAATTATTGATTTAATGATTGATGGTAACATATTTATATACTTTGATGGTACTCATATGTACCACTTACCAGCAAATAAAGTTACTATTTATACTGATGATGTTAACTATGTAGAAAAATATACATATGATAACAGCATAGACTATTCAGTTAACGAAATAATACACATAAAAGAGAATAGTTTTAACTCCATTTACAGAGGAACACCAAGACTAAAACCTGCATTTAGAACTATGCAGTTACTTAGCAACATGAGAAGTTTTCAAGATACCTTCTTTAAAAATGGCGCAGTTCCAGGTTTAGTACTTAAATCGCCAAACACTCTTTCTGAAAAAATTAAAGAAAGAATGTTACAAGCATGGAGCATGAGATACAATCCGACAACAGGAGGTAGAAGACCTCTTATACTTGACGGAGGATTAGAAGTAGATAATCTAACAAATGTTAATTTTAAAGAACTTGATTTTCAAAGTTCAATTACAGCAAACGAAAAAATTATACTAGAAGCCATGGGAATACCACCTATCTTAATGGATGGTGGAAACAACGCAAACATAAGACCCAATCACAGACTGTACTATCTTGAAACTGTCTTACCAATCGTAAGAAAGATGGGATATGCATTAGAACGATACTTTGGGTTCTCACTATCTGAGGATGTAACAGGAATACCTGCTTTACAACCAGAACTGAGAGACCAAGCAGCTTATTATGCAACACTTGTTAATACTGGAATTATAAGTCCAAATGAAGCAAGAGAAGCAATAGGCAAAGAACCTGTAGAAGGATTCGACGATCCTAGAGTACCGCAAAATATTGCGGGCTCAGCCGTTAATCCCGAAGAGGGAGGTAGACCCCAACAGGCTGCCCCAAGCGAAGAGGAATAAATAAATGACAAAAAATATGATGGCAAAAGCATTATCCGACTGGTTTGTAGAACAAGGAGTCGAATCAATGGATTTACCTACTTACAAAAGTTATGGTTCTGAAGTTCCTGTTAAAGACTATATGCTCAGACGAGCATTTGGGTCTTGGAAACGAGTACTCTCAGCCATGAAGAAAAGGCATCCAGTTGCTGTAGTTGAAGAAGCTCCAGCACCTACTCCCGCACCAAAGGCTCCCAAAGCCAAGAAAGCGGAGAAGAAAGATGTCAAATAAAATTTATCATTGGACTAGCACTTTTAAATCACTAGGCGAAAACGAAGATGGTGGTGTAGATATTAAAGGATCTGCTAGTACTAATGCTCTTGATAGAGCAGGCGACATAATCGAAGCTGATGCTTGGGCAAAAGGTGGATTGGAAAACTATAAAGGTAATCCAATTATTTTGTTCAATCATAATTATGACAAACCGATTGGTCGAGCAAAAGATTTAAAAGTTACAGACAACGGCTTAGAAATATCTGCAAAGATTTCTAAAGCTGCTGGTGATGTAACACAACTAATTAAAGACGGTGTCCTTGGAGCTTTTTCTGTCGGTTTCAAAGTCAAGGACGCTGATTACATGACTGAAACTGATGGATATAAAATAAAGGACGCGGAGCTTTTTGAAGTTTCTGTTGTATCAATACCTTGCAACCAAGGGGCAACTTTTGGACTAAGCAAGTCATTTGATTCTATGGAAGAATACAACAAGTACAAGCATACTTTTTATACGGCTAACTTAAACGATTCAGCAGATGCTGTTGAAGTTGAGCAGCCAAGTACGGCGAAAGCCAAAGAAATGGAGACAAATATGTCAAAAGAAAAACAATCTCCTGAGAGCAACCCAGAGTTTAATCTTGAGTCATTTGCTGCAGAAGCTGCTGAAAAAGCAGTTGCTCAGTATGCAATGAAACAAGCAGAACTTAAAGCTGCTGAACAGAAGGCTGCAGAAGAAGCTGCTCAAAAAGCAACTGAAGAAGCTGAAGTTCAAAAAGCCTCCGAGGAAGCAAAACAGGAAGAGCAAAAAACTGTAATCCAAGCTGGATTAACAGGTGCTGAAAAATTAATGTCTGACGTTGAGTCCAGAGTGAAAGAAGACTACACTAACTTAGAGAGTGTTGTTAAATCACTTGAAGCACAACTTGCTGAGAAGTCTGAAGAAATCATGAATATTCGTGAGTCTAAAAGACAGTTCTCTGACAGACAAGGTAACAACGGCGATTGGAAGAAATCCTTCGAGCAAGACATTGCAGATGCTAAATTTGCTGGTCTAGCTACTGGAAAAGGATGGGAAACTCCAATGGCAAAATCTTTGATGGAAAAAGTTAATCAACATTCAGGTGTTGAAGTTTCCTCTGCTGATTTTGAACAAGTTGTTTCAACAAATATCGAAAGAGATATCGAAAACGAATTAGTATTGGCTCCTCTATTTAGAGAAATCCCAATGACTTCTGCGAATATGATTATCCCAATCTTACCAGATGCAGGTTATGCAGAATTTACTTCTAGCCAAGCTGCTTCAGGTTCATCTCCTTATGGTAACTTAGAAACCAGAGGCGATACTTATGGTTCACCTTATGCTGGTGTTACTATGACTGAAAGAACTCTTTCAACTAAGAAACTTATTTCTCAATCATTCTTAGGAAATGAAACAGAAGAAGATGCAATTTTACCAATTCTTCCTTTAATTAGAGAGTCTATGGTAAGATCACACGCTAGAGGTATCGAGAATGCTCTACTAGCTGGTGACGATGCTGATGGTGTATACGGAACAAGTGGAGCTGCTTTTGAAGGGCTTCTACACTTAGCAAGAAATGACAGTGATTTTACACAGTCATCTACTGCTTTCGCTTCTGACACTGTTACAGCTGCAGAACTTCTTTCAATGAGAAAAAATATGGGTAAATATGGTGTTAACCCAGCAGACGTAGTTTACATTGTTTCACAAAGAACATACTTCGAACTACTAGAAGATGCTGAATTCCAAGATGCTAATTTAGTAGGCGACATGGCTACTAAACTAAGTGGTGAAATCGGACAAGTATTCGGATCAAGAGTACTATTATGTGATGAGTTCGCTACTCCAGCAGTATCTAAATTCGCAGCTATTGCTGTTAACCCTAGAAACTATGTATTACCTCGACTCAGAGGTGTTACTGTAGAATCTGATTATCAGGTTGCAGAGCAAAGAAGAGTACTAGTTGCTTCACAAAGAATTGGCTTCAGCGATTTAATCGATGGTGTTACTTCTAAATGGGGACACATGTACAAAGCTAGCTAATATACGCTTAGACAGGATTCGTGGGGCGGCCTTAATCGCCCCACACTTTTAATTATGGCAAATTTAATAACATTACAACAGTATAAGGACTTCGCAGGAATCACAGGGGTGACTGAAGATGCCAAAATTAATGTTATAGTGCCAGCCATAAGTCAAGCAGTAAAAACTTACTGCGGCACGTCATTTGTTGATTTTTTCTCAACAGATAAAACAGAGTTTTTTGATATTCATGACGATTTTACAAATGCTATTTTAGTGGATGAAAGCCCACTTGTCAGCGTCTCTCTGGTAGCAGAAAGAACAGGACAAGATGATTCATATACAACTTTAATAACTGGTAACTCAGATTCTAGCGGTAAGTACGAATACGTAGTAGACCTAGAACGAGATACTATTTTTAGAACTACTGCAACTGCAGATAAAGCTTTTCCAAAAGGTAGAGCAGCAGTGAAAGTAGTATATAGATCAGGTTATTCTTCAACACCCGAAGATTTAAAACTGGCATGTTTTGATTTAGTAAAATATTATTTGAAAGATGAAAGAAAAGAAAGACTTGCAATAGCAGGAGCGTCGATACAAAATAATATATCGACAAGCCTCAAGGAAAACATAGGATTCCCAGACCATATTAAAAGGATACTAGATTTCTATAAAGTGCACAAATAAATGGCACTACAAAATTTAAATAGAGATTTACAAACAATTTTTGATCAAATTGTAGGTAAGAAAGGTAAAGGCAAGTATCGTGCTTTCATGAACTTTTATAGTCATGAATTTAAAGTTACAAAAAAAGATGCTATTGAGCAATTAAAAGCAATTACAGCTAGACCAGAGTCTGCTCAAGGAGTTGGCCCTACAGGCAGTGAGTGGCAAGTTGGTCAAAAAGTTTTTGATACTAATGATGCAGAGATACAAAAAGCAATAGAAGATACCGCAAAAGTTTTAATAGCGGAATATAAAAACAGTATAACTTCAAAAAATAGAGATATCAAAAATAAAAGTCAAGTAAAAGTCGGAGATTTTTATTTAAAAAGTTCTTCGGCTGATGAAGTAGTACTAGCAGTTGACTTAGACTCACCTGGAGAAGGTAATGCTTATAACGCTATTAAAAGCGTAAAAACAAAAGTTTCTAAAAAAGTTTTTGAAACTCCTGAGACACCAGGTAATAAATTATTTAAACTATTATTATCTGCGGGTAGAGTAAGAAGTTATAATTCAGGAAAAACATATGAAGCTTCTGCTTTATATGATATTGGGCATAGAGAAGCTATTGGGCAATACAAGGCAGGAGCATTACAAGCAGGTATAAAATCTGTAACAGATAGAGGCGGATATTACGACAATAATGGAACTGAAGAAGCTGTCGATATTGGTGATGTAACTAGCGCAGTTGGAGCAAAGTTTGAAGAACTAGCAACAGTTGCAAATGGAATTACAATTATTGGAGTTGATGAATTTATAGTTTTTCAAGGTACTAAAATGGTACAAAATCCAGAAAGTACTTTTAAAGTTTTAACTGATTTAGAAACTCAATATCAAAATCAGGTTCAAGATATTCAAGCAAAAGGAGTAGGAACAGGGGGTGGAGCCCAAGAACAGTCTAAAAAGTTATTAGAGATAACAGAAGAAATTCAAAACATTGTTCAAGAAGCTATAGCAAAAACTCCAAAAGAAAATGTTTCAAGACTGGGTTCAGATTCATTTCTTGATGCATTAGCAAAAGGAATAGTACTTAGCCCGGAAATGAAAAGACTGTATAAAAAAGGGGCAGCTCATAATTTAACTAAGTGGAAAGGAGCATTAAGAAATAGAAAAAATAGATCGAAACCCTTAAAAGATACAAAATCAAAAAGTGGCGTAGTAAGACATAATGTACTTGCTGGAGGGTTAGCAGCTTCTTCCAAAAGAATAAAAGCAGACAAACCAGTAGAAAAAGGAGCAGGAACAGAAAACAAAGACTACAGAGACGCTTTAGTAGCTAGAGCTTTCGTAAACAGCAGATTAACCAAACAAGTACAAAGAAACATGGGTAGGCCTGCGTTAGAAAATGTAAGTGGAAGATTTGCAAGTTCAGCAACTGTTGTTAATGCAAATATAGTAGGAGATGGGTTGCATATGGACTATACATACCAACAAGATCCTTATAGAGTTTTTGAACGTGGAGGACAGTATTCTACAGGGTATGACCCAAGACCTCTTATAGAAAGAAGTATAAGAGAACTAGCAGCAGCTAAACTAGAGACAAAATTTACACTTAGGAGAGTATAATGACAAGCAGAACTAAAAGGAAAAAAGTAGTAGATGCTCTCGTTGATAAGTTAAAATTAATTAATGGGCAGCATCCCTTTAATTCAAATGTATCCAGTAATGTAACTGGAAGATTAAAATTTTTAGATGAAATAGAACAATATCCAGCAGTTTGCGTAGTAGCAGGCGATGAATTTAGAGAATACCAACCAGGTGGCTTTAAATGGAGATTGTTAGATTTAACAGTAAGAGCATATATTAATGATAATAACGATGCTCAAGAAACATTAGCATTATTAATGGAAGATATCGAAAGAGTCATCGATGATAATGATAATTTAGTGTACGACGACACAGTCGATCCAAGTGAAAAGTCAACTTCTTTAACAATAGGAAGTATAAGTACTGATGAGGGAGTTATTGCTCCTTTAGGAATTGGAGAAATGACAGTCAGAGTACGATATTAGGAAACAGGTAAGGCACATAAAAATGTAGCCGCACCCCTTTCCATTATAAAAACGGAGAAAGCAAAATGGCTTTAAATTTATCGAGAAATACGAAAGTATTTGTCAGCTCTGTAAATGGAGTACACGCAAGTGGTGGGTCAGTTAAAACTGTCGATGCAATCGCAGGAACAAACTCTGGTCATGCCGTAGGCGATGTAATCACTTTTGGAACAACAAATGGGTCTGGAACAGGCTTCAAATGTATAGTAGCTGCTGTTAGTAGCGGTGCTGTTACTGAAGTCTATATTCCTAACAACTTTCGAGGTACTGGGTATGCAGATAACAACACTGTTACTTCAACAGCATCTACTGGAAGTGGGGCTACTGGACTTATTTTAACCATAAATGGTGTTACAAGTACAACAACAACTGACAACTCAAGAACAGCAACAGGATTATTTAAGGGTAATGGTACTCATGACGGAAATGCTGCTGCTAAGAAAATCAACACTTTTAGAATCGGTGTTTTAGATGGATATAGTTTTTCACAAGGAAGTGAGAGCACAGACGTTACAATTAACGAAGCTGGTGCTACACCCAACCGTGGTTCAAAACGATTCAATGACTCTTTACCACCTGCAGAATGGTCTTTCGGAACATATGTAAGACCTTTCAAGCATGGTTCACAGAGTTGGAGAGAAAGTGGCGATATGGATATGGTAGAAAATATTCTTTGGGCTTCTTTAGCAGGTAAAGATATCTGTGACGGCTCCGAAACAGGTGATTCTAATTCAGCAGTTACTTTAACTAGCTCATCAGGAATCGTAGATTTCGCAGGATCAGAACATCACGAATTATTGAAACTTTCAATATATTTCGCTCTTGAAAATACAACTTATCGTTTGAATGAAGCACAGGTAAATCAGTGTGAGATTGACTTCTCAATTGATGGTATTGCTCAGTTAACATGGTCTGGAAATGCAACAACAATTGACCAAGTTTCAACAGCAATTGAAGATCCTTCAAAAACACTTCATGCAAAACCAAGTGGAACAGACACTTCAGTTACAACTGCTACCTATGTAGAAGGTTATAATTATGCTGATTCAACTGGACCAGATGATGCTGATTATTTAAGAAATAAATTGTCAACATTAACACTTGCTGCAGCCGCTCAAGGTGGTGGTGCAACTTCTGGTGGGTTAGATGCAAGAACATATGACATTAATATTACTGGTGGTTCTATTACTATCGCTAATAATGTCACATATGTAACACCTGAAACATTAGGTATTATTGACAAACCGATTGGATCTTTTACAGGATCTAGACAGATTACTGGTAACTTAACATGTTACTTGGATACAAAATCAAATGGTTCTAACCAATTACTTACAGACTTAGCTGGAGCAACCGACTTAGTTACTAACGTATTTGATATGAGCTTATTCATGGGAGGCGCTTCAACCGCTACACCTGTAGTTGAATTTGATATTCCAAAAGCACATATGACTGTACCAACGCTCGAAACCGCTGATCTGATCTCTACTTCAATAGAGTTTGCAGCTCATGGATCAGACCTATTAACAGGCGACGAAATGACTGTAGTCTATAAAGGTTTAACAACCCATTCAGACGCTCAGTACGGCACAGACTATACTGTATAACAATGACAATTAAGTACAACTTTCTTCGAGAAAGTAATGTACACCTTGTTCATGGAGGGAGTCGTTACTTATTAAAAACGGCTCCTGACGTGACGTTCTCACAGACATTTGCGGAAGATGCATACGAAGTAAAGACTTTGCACGATCAAACAAAAATGTTTCAGGGAACAAGCATAACAAAAGCAAATCCTGCGAACTTTAGTTTCTCAGTTTCTTTAACAACAGAAAAAGATGAAACGATCGTGAAAGCACTTTTAACTGATTATGATGCAACAGAAGGGCAAACAAGAGTTAATACTTTTGACCTTTTTATTGTGACTGGAGAGAGTACTTTCAAACTAAATGAATGTGTCATTACAAATGGCGATTTTAATTTATCAAAAGGTTCACCTCTAACTTTAAATGTCTCAGGACAAGCACAAAAGTTAGAAAGAGTAGGAGATGAAAATTTCTCACTTCCAGAATCTCTGGCAAGTGCTAGTTCGACAAGAACTCCCACCACAAACATTATTGATGTATCAGTTGGGGGAACTAGTGTATCTAACATTATTTCCGCAACATTAAGTGTTCAAAATGATATTCAATGGACACCTTATGAAACATTGCATAATGCTCTTTCAGTTACAAATGCTTCAAACGCAATGTACCCTTCTGGATTTACACTCGGAAGAAGAGTTGTTTCTGGCAATATAACTCAATATATTACAGAAAATAATTCTAGTACAGTGCAAAGCTTTAATACAGACACAGCTGTTCGTATTAAAACCCTCGTTAATGGAAGCACATTCTTGGATGCAAACTTAGCAAATTGTATGTTTACTAAGAGAATGGCCCAAAACGAAGTATTTACGCAGACTTTTGACTATCGTTTGATAGGCAATCCTGCAAATTTATCAACCGTTATAACATATTAGGAGAATATAACAACATGGATTTAAAATCATTACTAGTAGATAGTAAAACTACTTGGGTAGAATTCCCAGGATTACTTGGATTTGAAGTAGAACTTGCAAATCTATCAAGAAAAGAATTAGTAAACTTAAGAAAAAAGTGTACTATAAATAAATTTAACAGAAAAACTCGTCAATTTGAAGATGAACTCAATGACGAAAAATTTGTAGTTGAGTTTACAAAAGCAACAGTAAAAGGTTGGAAAGGATTAAAATTAGGATATCTAGAAGATTTACTACTAGTTGACTTAAAAGGACAAGATTCTGAAGCTGAAATGGACTTTACTGAAGAAAATGCTCAACAATTAGTTGAAAACTCATCTGAATTTGATAACTGGCTCAATGAGGTAGTCTTCGATTTAGAAAATTTTCGTAGCAGAGAACAAAGCAAAGATATTGGAAAAACTGAAACTAAATCTGGAGAATAATGACATCGGAATGACCAAGGATCAATACTTGGAAATGATGGAACAAATGGGTGAAGAACCCGACTGGGACAAATGTCCTTCAGACTGGGAAGACTTTCCCGATTCAGTAGTAACAGCGCTAAACATACATAACTCTTTAGGAGATAGAGTTTTTGCTGACGTAGGCTATACAGGAAAAGATTATACAAACTATGATTTTTTACTCAAATTATATGAAGTAGAAGATCACCAAAAACAATGGATTCACGAAATAATATTATTTTTAGAATCAAGAGGTATCGAAGAATCTCAGAAAAGATTAAAATCTGAGCACGATAGATTAAAAAGAAAAAGGTAAATGGCAGACAACAAGGTAATATTTGAAGTAGTCGCAACTGCAAAAGGTTTTAATATTGTTGATAAACAACAAAAAAATCTTCGAACCGAAATTGACAAAACGACTAACGCAGAAAAGAATTTACATAAGCAAAGAGATAAAGGTTATGGCAGACAACAACAGGCTGTAATTCAAACTGCTAATAGTACAAAAAACTTTTCAAAATTAAACCAGACTATTGGAGGATCCTCTGGGTCTGGTGCTTTAGTATCTACATACGCTTTATTAGCTGCTAACGTCTTTGCGGCAACAGCAGCATTTAGCGCACTAAGAAATGCAGCCGCAGTGGAAAAACTAGGAGAAGGTTTAACAGCTTTTAGTAATCAAACAGGTCAATCTCTTGATCTTGTATCCGCAAAATTAAAAGAAGTAACAGGCAACGCAGTGTCTCTAGAACAGGCAATGCGTACAGCTGCGCTTTCAACAAGTGCTGGTTTCGGTGTTGCAGAAATGGAAGGATTAACTCGAGTTGCAAAAGGAGCTTCTCTTGCTCTTGGTAGAGATATGGGAGATGCACTTGACAGGTTAACACGAGGTGCTATTAAACTAGAGCCTGAAATTTTGGATGAATTGGGTATTATGGTTCGTCTTGATGATGCAGTAGAAACATATGCTGCTCAACTTGGTAAAGCTGCAAGTGGTTTGACAAGATTTGAAAGACAACAAGCCTTTATGAACGCAATTATTACAGAAGGCACAGATAAATTCGGACAGATAGCAGAAGAAATCAATCCAAACGCATATGATAAGCTATCAGCAGCTCTTGCAGATTTATCTAAAAATATGCTTACTCTTTTAAACAGAGCACTTATTCCTATCATTAATTTCTTTATGTCATCTCCCGCACTATTCTTAGGAGGCATACTTGCTATGTCTGGTGGTATAACACGACGACTTATTCCTGCTATTGGAGATTTAACAGCTAAATCAAAAGCTTCAGCAGAGCAAGCCAAGGCTTCAGCAGCTACTTTTCTAGAACAAGGAGGTGTGCAAGCACAAGCAGCTAGAGAAGCAATAAAACCTGTCAATGCAAATGCAAAGGCATATAATAGTCTTGTAGATAGCTATAAAAATGGAAGTGCATCAGCGGCTGACTTAACATCAGGAAAGAAAAGTTTAACTCGAGCAATTAATCTAGAATTAGATTCTACTAAAACACTTAGACAAAACTTAAAAGCAATGTCTCCAGAAAGAAGAGCAGAGTTTTTAGATATGCTGAGATCAAGAAAAGCATTAGATGGTTTATCTGCGGCAACAAAAAATGTCGCTGCTACAAGAAAACTTGCTTTTGCTAGTGCAGATATTGCATTTTTCCAAGCTGAAGAAGAAGTACTTACTGAAGCATCACGAGCTACTCTTGGATTTGGAGATTCTTTAACAAAACTAAAAAATGTAACTAAAGGGGTAATGAAAGCAACCAAAGAATACATAGTATCTGTTTTTAACGCTGTAACTGCACAAAATAATGGAATTAGATCATCAAAACTTTTTGCAGCAGCACAAGCAGTATTAAGAGGAAGCATTAAACTGACAACTTTAAGTTTCAAAGCGTTTGGTACAGCTTTATTAGGTGCAATTCCTTTTATAGGAATAGCTCTTGTTGCTTTTAGTTTTTTAAAAGACGCAGTAATGTTTGTAGCTAAAGGCATGGGGTTTTTCTCAGAAGAAAGTGCCAAAGCAAAAGAGGCTACAAAAGACTTAAATACAGTACTAGATGGAATACCAGATAAATTTGAAAGCTTAAGAAAAGCAGAAGACAGAGCGTCAGAAACAACAAGAATACTAACTCAAGAATTCAGAGTACTCGGAGGAGTTGCAAAATCAGCATTTGATGAAGCTTTAAAAGCTCAGAAAGCGTTTGATGAAGCTGGAGGAATGACTCTTACACAAAGTGGTTTTGGAGCAGACAGTCGACAAGCAGGAAGAGCAGTAGCAGCAGCACGAAATTTAAGCAGTGGGCCAGGGAGCATAAGTCCATTCCTATCTAGAGAAGGATTTGTAGAAAAAGAACTTGAAGGAGTAGATGCTTTCGCTGTATCTTTGGCTAGAATGGAAAAAGAGTCAGAGAGAGCTGCAAATATTATAAAGAACAAACTTGGCACAAATTTAGATGACTTTGCCATCAAAATATTAGATACACTGGGCGATGAAGGAATCGGACAACTACAAGAAATAACAAAAAAACTTTTACAAGATATAGAAAAAGAAACAAATGGTATTTCACAGGCAGCAGATGGATTACAGACGGCTTTTAAAGAGGCAGAAAAAGAAGCAGGAAAATTCTTAAGAACTTTTGCAGTAAAAAGCTCCTATGACGGAGTTATAACAGCAATGCAAGCTATAAATACAGAAATGAAAGGCCTTGAAGAGCAATTAGCAGAGGCATCAACAGCAGATAGACCAGCTATATTAGCGGAACAAATGAATGCAATAGGCTCAAATATAGCATTACTAGGCGGAGTAGAACTAGGAAAAGAATTAGATATATTACAAGACAAACAATCAAAATTACAAGAAGCACGAAGAAAACTAAATTTAACAATTAATAAAGAAGAAAGAGAACAAATCAAAGCAAACATTGAACTCTTAATAGAACAACAAAAAGCTCAACAAGTAATCATAGGACAAACAGCAAAAGAACAAATATCAAATAGATTAGATCAATTAAGACTTGCAAGAGAAAATGATGTATTAATAAAAAGAGAAGTAAAAGTTTTAAAATCTATTCAAAAAGGAGTACAGGCAGTAACAAAAGATGGACTAGTAAAAATAGCTCAAAGTCAATTAAGTATAGATATTCTTGACAAAGAAGTTTCACAGTTAAAAAGTATACTAACGTTTAATGAAGAAACTCTAAGACAAGCACAGTTAAAACTTGAAAGTGGAGTAGCAAGAAATCAACTTACAGAAATAGAACAAGATGCACTTTTACAGCTAGAAGGCACAAATATACGATTAAAAGAAATAGAACAAGAAAGAAAAAGAATAGGAGCCGAAACTTTAGGAATAAGACTAGAAGAAATTAAAACAGCACAAGCTTTATTTAATCAACAAAAAGAACTTAATAACTTAGCAATCGAAGGAGCAAAGAAAAGGAGAGAAATAAGCAAATTTAGACTAGGAGAAAATCTAGAGGCAACCGCAAAAGATGCAGAAGAAACTTTTAAATTAGAGCTTCAAAAAATAAAATTTGCAAGAATGGAAGCAGAACTAAAATTCGCAGTTATTGATGCAGAATTTAAACTATTAGCAGCTAGAGCACAAATAGAAGGCACTATTCTTAAAGAAAGAAGAGATCAAATTATTGCAGAAAAAATAGAAGAAACTAGGGGCACTAGAGATGTACAAGGACAAGCAGGTTTTCAACTCGCAGGAACTCTTGAAGATCAAAAAGAAACTGCCAGTAGCTTAATCGCAGACTCTGTAAAATTAGGTTTAAGTGATCCTTTTGTGGATGGCTTAAAGGCAGCATTAGCAGATATTGAAACAGAACTTGCAACTGTAAAAACCGAAGGACAAGCAGGTCGACTAAAGAATTTAGGAGATGCTCTTGTTGCTTCAGTAGAGTCAGGAGAAAGAGGAGTAGGAATTGCAAACCAGATATTAGATCAAACTTTAGAGAATCTAGACTCTGATGTTGTTATTGCTGCTCAGAACTTCTCAAAAAACTTAGGAAAGAATATATTAACACAGGTAGGAGGAGGAAGTGCTGTTGCAAAAGCTTTAAGTAATTCTACTACATCAATGATTACTGAGGCAATAGCTGATGCCAATGCAAAACAACAAGCGTTACGAGACGATAATGAAGGTGGTAAAAACGACGACGCTATAAATGCTCTCGATATTACTATTGATAAACTACAAAATGCAATGCCTTCTGCAATCGGACAAGCTGCAGAGTCTATGCAAGTACTTGCAAATATATCAAGATCAATCTTTGGAGAGGACGGAATACTTATAAGCGGAATTGCTCAGTTTAGTGCAAATATGGTTGGTGCTTTTGATTCTTTTGCAAAATCTATGAAAGAAGCAGGTGGAGATAAAAGTGACCAATTAGTAGCAAAAATGGAACTAATTGGAAATATGACAGCAGGCCTTTCAGCTTTATCACAAGCAGCAGGACAAGCAAAAGTTAAAGAAGTAGACCAAGCTATTGAAGCAGAGAAAAAACGAGACGGCAATTCAAAAGAATCTTTAGCAAAAATAGCCGCACTTGAAAAGAAAAAAGAAGCTATAGCGAAAAAAGCATTTGAAAGAAATAAGAAAATACAAATGGCTTCTACCATTATTAATACAGCAACAGCTGTTATGAAAACCATGGGAGATGGAGGTTTCTTAGCATCTCCACTTGCAATGGCTGTAGCAGCAATGGGTGCAATGCAACTTGCAATGATAGCAAAAACTCAATTTCAGTCAACAGGTGGAGGAGACGTTGCAGCACCACAAACAGCACTTACTATTGGCGGAAGAAGTAATTCAGTTGATGTATCAGAAAGAGCTTCGGCAGGAGAACTAGCATTTTTACGAAATCAAAAAGGAGTTGGAACAAGTGCAAATAACTTTACACCTGGCGGAGCAATGGGAAGAAGAAGTTATGCAAATGGAGCAGAAGGAATAACAGTTGGAGAAAGAGGTCCAGAGATCATAACTCCTGCAGCACCAGTCGATATAACACCAAACTTTGCAATGGGTGGTGGAGAAACAAATGTTAACTTTAATATTAACGCAGTAGACGGAGCAAGCGTACAAAATATGCTCAACGAACAACAAGGAAATATTATATCAATGATCAGACAAGCAGCAAACGACAATGGAGAGGGTTTCTTAGAATCAGTTGATCCTACAGTTTATGGAGGTGGAGGCTAATGGCTTTTAGTGCATTTGCAAATAGATTACCAGATCCTAATTTTAAAATAACAGAAGCGGGAGAAAATAGTAATAGTGGAACAGCTGGGCCAGGCTTTGCTTCGGTTAAATTTACTGCAAATCAACCTGTTTCATTTTCAAGAACAAATAGTGGTCGTGTAACTACAAGAGCAATAGTTGGTCATCACTGGAGTATAGGTATTACATATAACCCTATGACTCGGGATGAGTTTGAACCAATTTACAATTTTTTACTTGAAAGAAGAGGCCGACTTAAACCATTTTTTGTTGCCTTACCACAACATGTCACAACTAGAACTACAACAAGTGGAACAATTTCAGTTCAGGGAAGTATAACTGCAGGAGACTCAAATTTTTTAATAGATGGAATGGGAAGTGTCACTGGTGGATTACGTCCTGGGGATATGTTTAATTTCTCAGATTCTGGAAATTCCAATCATCATAAAATTTATAAAGTAGTAAGAGTCGCAGACTCAACGAATAAACTATCTTCTGATTCTGCATTAAATACTACTGATGAAAGAAGATTATATGTTGTTCCACCAGTGGAAAAAGATGTAACAGACAATTCAACAATTACATATGCAAGTCCACTTTTTCGAGTAGTACAAAAATCAGATGTTCAAGAATATTCACTTGGAACAAATAATTTGTATCAATTTAGCCTCAACTTAGAGGAGGCGCAAGTCTAATGACCAAACGTAGTGTAAATACTTCTATAGAAGAAGTTCTTGTTAGTAATGAGTCATTTGAATATGCTCACCTTATAAAATTTGAACGCCCTTTCAAAAAAGATCCAGGCAGCCCAGATTTTCGTACTAATGCGAATCGTTATGCTTATTTTACGGATGCAAGTCGTGATATAAGTTTCAATGATGGAAGTACAGATCATGACGATCAAGCAAACGGCTCACAAATATATAGAGCAAACAGAATAAAATCGGTTGGTACTTACTCAGAAACAACATCACCAAGAGCAACAAATATGGCTCTTACCCTTTCAGGAGATCATCTTGGAACTTCTATATCAATATCAGGAGATTTTGGAAGTTCTGCATTTACAGTTGACACTACATTCCATGACGATAGAGACGAAACAGATTTAGTAGATTTTGGTTTTCGTGAAGGCGATAAAATAAAAATTACTAAAAATAGTGGTACTTTTTCTACAGGAGTAACTAATGTTACCTATATTATTACAGGTTTTTCAAACTCAAATAAAACTATGGCACTTGCCGTTACAGGAAACGATTCAGATGATACAACAACCTTTCCTACAGACACAAGCGTAAGCGTAACAATCTCTTTAGAGTCAGAAGAAATCAAAGGAGTGCTTGCAGATAAAGCAACTCTAGACTTAGCTAATCCAGCTTTTCTCAATCGAGAAGTATTCATTCATAAAGTATTTATAGATCCAGAAACTGGAGATATCCATGGTAACTCTAGTGTTATCATATTCAAAGGAATTGTTGCAGGATGTTCTATAGATGAAGGACCTACTAAAAGCAATGTAAAATGGAATCTTTCAAGTCATTGGGGAGATTGGGCTCAAGTCGGAGGGCGATTAACAACAGACGATACTCATAGAGCATTAGACGGAAACGGAGCACCACAAGAAGATTTAACTATAAAACCAGAGTATTCAACTGATTTAGGATTTATACATTCAGAAACTACATTAAGTGCAATCGCAAACTACAAAACTTATGAAACGGAAATAGTTACCAAATTTAAAAAACGAGGAGGTATTGCGGGACTGCTTGGTCAACAAAAAGCAACTCAAACAGAAGTTCAAAAAGAAATTGATAATGAAGTAGACTTAACTATAGGACTGCAAGGAAAGTATTTACCTGTAGTTTATGGAGTTCAAAGAATTCCTGGTATACCTGTGTTTGCTGATACAGATGCTAGTGATTCAAAAATAGTCTATGTTGCAGATGCACTTTGTGAAGGTGAAATACATGGACTCTATAATTTATATATTGATGGAGTTCCTTTAATATGCACAGATGCAAACGATGCAGATGTACGAGGAGCATCAAGTACTAGTACAGATGCGGATGGAAACTTAAAGAAAGATAGTGCTCAGTTGCAATGTTATGGTAGAGCAGATAAAGGAAATACTATAGGAGGAGCAGCAGATACTGCAATTGCTAGTGCATTAAGTAATTTTGTAGCTAATTCTCCACTTACTCAATTATTACTAGAAGCAGTAGAAGAAGGAAGTGATCCGAACGAAATAAAAGCATTATTTAGAGCGCAACAACAACAGGCAGCTTTTTTCTTTGCAAATGTATCGCAAAATAATATTCCTAGTATAACTGCAACTACAAATGATGCAAAAGGATTACAACACTCAGAACATGGAAGCATATCACACCCCCATAATATGTCCTTTACATTTTATAAAGGTTCAAATTCACAATTAGCTTCAAATATGCTTGTAACTCAGGCACAAGGAACAGGATTTAAAAGACAAAATGACTACTATGACTCTAGTGTGCCATATTGGAGCCCCGATCACAGACTATTAGATACTGCTTATATGGTAAATGCTTTTGTTATTTCTGCAGATTCAACAGAAATACCAGAATTAGAATATGTTGTTCGAGGGAGAGTAATAGAATGTTTCAATTTTGATAATTCTTATGTTCCAGATACAGTAATCGGTAGTAGCGATGCACACACAAATTTTAAAGAAGGAGATACAGTTACTGTTGAAAGAAGTACAGATGGAACTTCCTACTCTACTACTAATGTAGAAGGCAACTCCTCTGATACAAGTTTCAGAATATTACATAAATATTTACTAGCAGATAATGAGGGAAACAGTCATTACAGATTTATATTAGATCAAACTCCAGACTTAGATGCAGTTAATGGATTACCTACAAAAACTTATTTACGATTAAAGCAAACAGGTCAAAATAACTATTGGCATATGAGAACTTTTAATCATAGAAATATTACAAATCAGAGTTTTGTTTTACATGCAAAATCTCCTACAGCAGTTAGCGTAAATGGAAGTAATGAGATACAGTTTACTTTTGATGGGAATAGTGGAGCAGATGCTGCAAACTTAAAAGCAGGATATGATACAGAACTAGCTACAAATGGACCAGCAGGAAAAGCATTATATAGTTTTTTAACAAATGACTGCACAGCTCTTAGTAATTTAACAGATGCTCAAGTTGTTGGAACTTGGAGTGGAAATGTTCTTACTCTTAAAAATATAAAATACGATTCTGCTAAAAATAATAATGTAGCAATAGGAAGTGTTCCAAATGTTCTCAATATAGATGTATATAAGACTAGAAACTTCTTTATGGGAGGAGGCGGACCTTTTACTAGTTTCACTAATGACGCAGACCTTGCAGGAGCTACAATTACTCTAAATCATACTGGAGAAAGTAGAAAAATTGCGAGTTATTCAGGAAGTGAAAGAAGAATAGAAATAGAAAGTCCTTTCAAAACTTTGCGAGAAGCAGACTATGATGCAGGAATCATAAAGTTTGATATTTCTGGTACGCAAGGAGATAGAAGACCAGTAACAAATACAGCATTACAATTATTAGACTACATGAGAGATCCTCGATATGGAAAAAATCTTGATGTAAATAATGATATAGATTTAGCTTCTTTTATATCTTCTGCAAAACTATGCGAAGTCAGAGGCACACTTACTCTTGGCACTAGAACATCAGGACTAACAGTAGGAGATTACTATAAATTAGCAGATGGAAGTGGCAACCATTTAGGTTCAGCTCGAGTAAAAAGCACTTCTACAAATCAAGTAACTTTTGATAATTTATCTGGTAAATTTTTGCGACTATATGGTACTCATATAGCATATGCTGATGATGAATATATTATAACAGATGAGGGAAATCTTTATCAAAAATCAGGTGCAGGTTATTTATCTTCCAAACCCACTCATACTAGTGGAACAAGCGGTGGAGTAACTTATATTAGTCCTACAGACGTAACTATAAGTTCAGTAGTTAACAAAATATCTACATTTAATCTTACAAAAGAATCAGGATCAGGGCCTAGTACTCTTACTATTGATGCCTCAGGAGGTCCTGCAGCTATTGCTCCTACTTATTCTTTGTATGATTCTGACTTCATAAAGTATTGGAGATATATGGGATGGGAACATCATAAACAATGTTTTGTAACTCGACATCAAACAAACTTTATTATAGATACTTCTAAATCAATATTTGAAAACATGAATGTATTCTTATCTCACATGAATGGAATACTATCATATGAAGGAGGCAAATATGTGCTAGATATAGAAACTCAAGCAACTGCACCAACATCAAGTACTACTTTTAATTCAGTAAATTATGATTGGAATGTAAATCCAGAATATATTGATAATACAGATATCATAGGCAGTATTTCCTTAACAGATAACTCGGCTCGTAATGCAAAGAATACAATAAAAGCAAGTATTACAGACCCTGCAAATAATTGGGCATCTCGAAGTGTATCATTCTTTAATAGTAACTTTTTAGAGGCAGATAGAAAAGTTGTAAAAACAGGAAACTTTAATTACACAGGAATAACAAACTACTACAATGCTAGAATCGGGACAGAAAAAGAATTAATTAGTTCAAGATTTAGCAGAGAAATAAGTTTTAAGGTAGGACCAAAAGGATTATTACTAAAAGCAGGACAAGTTATTTCTCTTACTTACGAACCCTTTGGATTTTCTAGTAAATTATTTAGAATAAGCAATTTAAATTTTAATGCTGATTGCTCAGTTAACATAAAAGCAGTAGAGTATGATGATAGTCAGTATGTAATTAGTGCAGTAAGAGCAAATGAATTAAGACAAGAAGCAGCAACACAACAACAAAGTTTAGCCGCCCCTGGTGCACCAAGCTCTTTAGCGGCTACAACAACCAAGCCTGGAAGTGTAATACTAACATGGAACAATCCTACAGACTTTATTGATGAAAGTGATGATATTGAGGTATGGGCTTCAGACGATAACAATAGATCAAATGCATCACTATTAACAGTATTAGACAATGAAACAAACTTTACTTATACAACAGCAGGAGCAGGAACAAAGTTTTATTGGATTAGAACACGACGAATAACAAATCAATTAAAAGGCAAAAAACTATTAACATCAGCATATCATCCAAGTAGTGCAACAGGCGGAGTAACAGGTACATCAAAAATACTTTCACCAAATCTTAGTTTTGATATTACAAACATAATTTTAAATTTTGACAGTGGAGGTACTCTTGATCCTTCAGGCTCAGGACAAGATACAACTTTAAATATTATAAAACAAAATCTAACAGGAACTCCAACAATTCAAATTTTAGATGCAAGTGACCAAGGAACACAGAGTGATGTTTTATTCACAAATGGGTCTGCAAGTATTACAGCAAATGCAGCAACTATTGATGCTTCTAGCGCTAGTTCAAGTTCTACTGCAAAAATTATAAAAGCAAGTTTAACAGAATCAGGAGAAACTTTTAATGCGTTTGCTACTTTAAGTATTATTCAACAAGGAGCAGCTGGAGCTGGTAAACAAAAGATTGTTTCTTTTGTATATCATCAAGCAAGTTCTGCAAATCAACCAGCTACTCCATCAGCAACAAGTTATAGTATTGCTAATAATAGCTTTACTGGACTAACAAGTGGTTGGGCAACAACTCCACCAACTTTTGCAGCTGGAAATACAAATAAGTATTGGTATTCATATTTTACAGCAGAAGAAGATACAGCAGGTGGAGGATCAGCTTCAGGTAGTAATCTTGTATTCCAAGCTTCACAACAAGGTATAGGATTTAGTGGGCTTGTAACATTTACAAGTAGCAATGTAATTGATGATGGTGGCGGCAATACTTTATCATTTGGCTCAGGCGGAACAACAACGATTGACGGAGGTAATATTACAACTGGAACTGTAGCGGCTGCTCGTGTAAGTATTACAGGTAAAAATATATCCCTATTAAATAATAATAGTGGTTTTACAACTTTTGGAGCATCAGATGTTCAAAATGCAATAGCAAATAATGTAACAACCATTGATGGTGGAAAAATAACAACAGGAACTATAGCAGCTGCAAGAATAGACGTAGGTAATATTACAATAGGCAATCTTGGTGGGGCAAGTAGTTTTAAAGGAGCATTATCTAATTTAAATAATCCAGGTTCTGCTATAACTCCTACTGATGATACAGCAGCAAATGCTGCTCAATCTACTGCAGATAGCAAAACAACAGCAAGTGCAGCAGCTTCTGCGGCAAATTCAGCAGCAAAAACAGCAGGGTCTATTGGTGGTTGGTCATTAAGTAGCACTCAAATAACTTCAGGAAATATTACATTAGATAATTCAACCTCACAAATTATAATATCGGATTAATCATGGCAAATAGAGTATTAATAGGAAATAGAACAAGTGGAGGATACGGATTATATGTTTCAAAAGCAAATAGTAATGTATTAACTTGCGACGACAAAGATTTATTATTTAGCAGTAACCAAAAAGTAAGTGGAGCTATGCCTGTATATGCAGGTGGATCACAGTCTTCTCTTTCAGGTGGATTAAACTTTTTAACTACAGGAAGCAAAGATGATCTAGGATATATTCCTTTAGTGATTGCAACTGAAAATGAAAACAGAGTATGGAACTGGGGAGCAAAGACATCAGGAGCAGCTGACATTCAATTAAATCAAAATAATGTATCAATGTTTACTTATACAAGCAGTACAATAACTCCTGCATTATTAAGACCTTTTCCTGCAAATAATATTACAGGGATGGTAGAAACAAGAAGAACTTCAATATCCGACTATGGATCAAATACAGGGGGAACTCAGGCTTGTACTGGACTAGAGTTTGTGGTATTAAAAATGCCATGTGCATTTGGGCATATGAGTGGATTTTATTAATGGCAAACAGAGTATTATTAGGAAATAGATCAACAGGAGGTTACGGACTATATGTGTCTGAATCTGGACAAAATGTGTTAAATTGCAGTAAAGATAAGTTATTATTTTATACAGATTCAGGAGAGACAGGAACTTCCTTTGTAACAAAAGGTATGCATCAAGCTGTACCTTTCTCAGGAGGAACAGGAAGCACTGCTCCAGTTACAAAAAATACAGTAAACTTAAGTAGCGCAACTAGTGCAAGTTTAACATACCAAAACTTAGGAAATCAAAATTTTCTTTACACTGCAAAAAATTATCAACAAAATGCAAATTCAAGTAGTTTTGAGCAGGGCGCAAATTTTTCTTCAGTAGGAGCAACAGGAGCCACAATCAATAGACTAGGAACAGGTCAGTCTTATGATGTGGTAGTATTTAAAAAACTAAGCGGAAACGCATTATATTAATTATGGCAAATAGAATATTAGCAGGAAACAGATCAACAGGCGGATACGGACTCTATGTTTCAAGAACAGGAGAGGATGTTACGTCAACTACAAACCCCATGGCTTTTGATTCAAGAGCAGCAAGTTCACCTGTAGTACATAGTGCAGGAGATGGTACAATAGCAGGTAGTACTAATTTGGGAAGTGCTACAATTAATCATAACTTAGGGTATACACCTCTTTTTGCAGTAAGGTGGTGTACTCAAGATGAGCTAGACAGTAATAACAAAGCAACAAAAGTTTTTGATCCTCGATACAGTCATATGATTAGTATTACTGAACCTGAAGGAATTGAGACACTTGAACTTGTACCTTATGGAATTTTTGTAACTATGGATACAACTAAGTTAGTTATAAGAAAATTCATGAAAGCAGGTAGTGATGATGTAAATTACGCATACATAATTTTTAAAGAGCCCGATTTCACAGGAGGACTGGGACTATGATATATCATATATTTTTTGACAGTAATAAAGACATAGCGTGGTCATGCACTGCGCCAGTTACTGATGCAATAAAAACAGAGCAAAAATCAACACACAATTATGACTATTTACAGTATGATTGTGATCATGTGCCTAATGGAGAAGACTGGTACATTAATTCAGACGGAGACGCAGTTGTAGAAAAAACAGTATTTAACCCCACATTTAGTACATCTACAGCAAGTCTGGATAGTGTTATAAATGTAACAGGGTTACCTGCAGGAACAGAAGTATTTTTAGATGGCACATCAGCAGGAACAATGTCAGATACAACTTTAACATTAACAGCACAAGAAGCAGGTAGTTTTGAGGTAGAGTTTAAAAAAGATAAATATAAAGACTACTATAAATTAATAACAATATCGAGGTACTCATCATGAATGTAAATTTAGCAAAAAGCGGAGCAACCACACAAACAAAAAGAGCGTCTTACTATGAAACTTTGACAGACCAGTTAGATAAGCTATATCACGATATAGATAATGGCAAACTAGGAGAGGACGCAAAAACGTCTACTTTTTATCTAGGTAGGAAAGCAGTAAAGGATAAATATCCCAAAGGATAAAGGGTAGCGACTTCACATTCCAAAAACAGTTCTTGACATCACTGGTAAATTTTTGGTATAATTAACAGATTGGAGGTAATAGAAAAATGTCAGCAGGAACATATAATTTTACATTAGAGCAGGGGACAACTTTTAGCCGAGTCTTGACTTTGCAGGAAAACGGCTCAGCAATGAATTTGACTGGGTATTCTGTCGCCTCTCAGATGCGATCGACACACGATTCATCGAGTATTGTCGCTACCTTCACAGGAACAGTAAGTAATGCCAGTTCTGGGCAAATAACTCTCTCATTATCTAATTCTACAACTTCAGGTATTGATGAAGCAATATATGTTTATGATGTGGAGATTACCTCAGGAGCAGGAGTAGTAACTAGAATCCTTGAAGGAACCATAACAGTTACACCGGAAGTAACAAGATAATGGCAATTACAGTAACAGTAACAGAGACTCCAACTTATGTAACAGTAAATGAAACAAATAATACTGTCACATTAAATCAAAGTGATAATCCAATACAAATTACAACAAGCACTGATTTAGCTTTCCCAGTCTCTGTAGCAGAATCAGTAACATATACCCAAACAGGAACACTTCCTGGAGGTAACTTACAAGAAGCATTAGGCGACTTGGCAGATCAATTTTTTAGACAATCTTCTACCCCAACAGGAGATAATTTAGCAGAAGGAGATTTATGGTATAATACAGCAACAGATGAACTATTAGTATACAGACAAGTTTCTGGTGGTTTTGAGTTTCATGTAATCGCTTCAGCAGGGGGAGCTTCTCCCACAGCATTCACCTTAGATGGTGGCTCGTTTTAGGAAAATAAAATGGCAACAAACATAATCAAAATTAAAAGAACTACTGGTAGTACCGCACCCAGTTCTTTAAACGCAGGTGAGTTAGCTTTCTCAGGGGGAAGTGGCACACAGAGCAATATGGGTCAAAGACTATTTATTGGCGACCCAGCAAATTCAAACGCAGTAACAGTAATTGGCGGTAATTACTTTGCTAATCTTATGGATCATGCACATGGTACAACTACAGCAAGTTCTGTACTAATTGTAGATGCAAATAAGTCTGTCTCAGAGATAAGAACAGCAGCATTACACTTAGGTACTTCTGGTTCAGATACTTTAGTCACAGCAACAGCAACAGAAATAAATTCAGCACTTGATGGTATTACATCTACAGCAGCAGAACTTAACTTATTAGATGGATCAGTTGCAAATACAGTTGTAAACGGTAAAGCAGTAATTTATGGTGGCTCAGGTCAACTAGCAGGTACTTTATCTACAGCTGCTCAAACAAATATTACAAGTGTAGGCACTCTTTCTGCCTTAACAGTAAGTGGAGCTATAGACTTAAATGCTACTACTCTTGATATTGATGCAACAGATGATATTGATATTGATACTAGTGATACTACTGGTGGAATTGCTATTGGTACAGCAAACTCTGGTGTTCCAATATCTATTGGACACACAACATCCGAAGTTACAGTAAATGATAATTTAACAGTAACAGGTGACTTAGTTGTAAGTGGTACAACTACTACAGTAAATTCAACAGTTGTTTCAATTGCTGATCCAGTAATGGAAATAGGATCAAGTGCTTCAGATGATAACTTAGATAGAGGTATTAAATTTAAGTGGAGCGATGGTGGACCAAAAACTGGTTTCTTTGGATTCGATGATAGCTCAGGTAAATTTACTTTTATCCCAGACGCAACAGATACTAGTAGCGTATTTAGCGGTACTGCAGGAACAATCGTTGCAAACTTAGAAGGAACAGCAACTCAAGCAACTACTGTTATGGGAGCTGGACAATCAAATATTACTTCTATACCAAACTTAGCAACAATCGGAACAATTACAACAGGTATTTGGAATGGCACATCAATAGCAGTAGGACACGGAGGAACAGGACTTAGTTCAGTTGGCTCTTCAGGACAAATTTTAGTATCTAATGGATCAAGTCTCGGATATCAAAATATAGACGGTGGAACATATAGCTAATGACTCAACAAATTAAATTAAAAAGAAACATAAATAATACAACAGCACCAACAACTAGTGATATAGATGTTGGAGAACTTGCAATAAGCGCAGTAGATGGAAAGATATATCTTCGTAAAACAGATGATGCGATAGTTGCACAAGCTGTAGAAGATGATGTTATCGCACTCGCAATAGCACTAGGATAATAATATGGCAAATACATTCAAAAACGCTGCCGCAGCAGCTACAGGTACATCTGAAGTTTCAGTTTATACTGTACCAAGCTCAACAACAACAACTGTAATCGGACTTACTTGTGCAAATGTAACAAGTACTAGCCCTGTAAAAGTTAGTATTCGAGTGCTTGATAGTTCAGCTTCTGCACATTTCTTTATTGTAAAGAATGCAGAGGTCTTTGAAGGTGGCTCACTTGTAGCAGTGGGTGGAGACCAAAAACTAGTACTAGAAACAGGCGACATTATAAAAGTACAATCTGACACAGCCAGTTCAATAGATACAATCGTATCAGTCATGGAGCAATCATAATGGCATATATAGGTAAAAGACCTCAAGATACATTCCCAGCAACTAATGCTGTAACTTCTACTGTCATTGCAGAAAATGCTGTAGGCAGTTCTGAGATAGCAACTAATGCTGTAACAACTTTACAAATTGCAGATAATGCAGTAACAGCAGTAAAGATCGCTGAAAACGTAATATCTAGCAGAGAACTAGCAGCAAATACTATTGCAACAGGAAACATAGCAGACAATGCCGTAGACGGAACTAAAATAGCGCAGAACTCAATACTTACCCGACACATTGATGATGGACAAGTAACAACAGATCAACTTGGAGCAGACGCAGTTACAGCTGCTAAACTAGCTGATGATGCCGTTGTTACAGCTAATATAGTAGATAATGCGGTTACAGCTGCTAAACTAAATATATCAGGTAACGGAACAGCAGGTCAAGCAGTATTGTCTGACGGAGACGGTTCTTTTTCATATGGTGCTGGGGGCAAAACTGATGAAGAAGTTCAAGATCTTGTTGGAGCAATGTTCAGTTCAAATACTGAAACAGGTATAACTGCAACTTATGAAGATAGTGATGGTACTATTGACTTAGTAGTTGGTACACTTAACCAAGATACGACAGGTTCAGCAGCTACACTAACAACAGCAAGAGCAATAGCAGTTACTGGAGCAGTAACAGGTACAGCTAACTTTGATGGTTCAGCTGATATATCAATTTCGGCTACTTTAGCAAATAATGCAGTTCTTACACAGCACATAGACGATAATCAAGTCACAGCAGACCAAATAGCTGCAGCAACAATTACAACAACACAAATAGCCGCTAATACAATCGCTACTGGTAATGTGGCAGATAATGCAATAGACGGCACAAAAATAGCTTCTAACAGCATACTTACAAGACATATAGATGATGACCAAATAACTGGAGATCAACTAGCAGATGCGCTTGAAGTAGTAACTTCACTTGGAGTCGGTGGCGGCTCTACAAACGGTGTAGTTATTCAGCAAGGTGGTATTAAAATTAAAAATGGTGGTACACAATCTTATGTAGATCTGTACTGCGAATCAAATAATGCACATTATTTAAGACTACAAGCCCCTGCTCACGCAGCATTTAGTGGTAATCCCACAGTAACTTTACCTGCTACAACAGATACACTAGTGGGTAGAACAACAACAGATACTTTAACAAACAAAACATTAACAAGTCCAACAATTACAAATGCTAGTAATCCAAGTTTTACAGGAACAGCAACTTTTGGTGGTTCAGACGGAGTTAGTATTGCACAAGGTTTTGTTAAAATTAAAAATGGTGGCACACAGTCTTATGTAGATTTTTACTGTGAAGCTTCAAATGCTCACTACCTAAGATTACAAGCGCCAGCTCACTCTTCTTTTAGTGGTAATCCAACAGTAACATTACCGAATACTGCAGGTACTATAGCTTTAACATCAAGTAATATTACAGGCTCAGCAGCAACTGTAACAACAGCAGCACAACCAAACATTACCAGTGTTGGAACTTTAACAAGTTTAACAGTATCTGGAAATACAACCGTTGGTGGAAACTTAACAGTAAATGGTACAACTACTACTTTAAATACTACAAACTCAGTAATATCAGACAGATTAATAGAATTAGGCAATGGAACTTCTGGATCTCCAGCAAACGATATGGGTATTGTTATGGAAAGAGGAGACTCTGCAAATGCCTTTATGGGATTTGATGAAAGTGCAGATAAGTTTATAGTAGGAACAGGAACATTCACAGGAGCTTCAACAGGTGACTTAACAATCACAACTGGAACTCTTGTAGCAAACTTAGAGGGTAATGTAACAGGTAATGTAACAGGTAATTTAACAGGTACAGCTTCTGCAATCGCAGATAACTCTGTTACTTCAGCTAAGATAGTAAATGGTACTATCGTAGCAGCTGATATTGCAAACGCAACAATTACTACTACTCAGATAGCTGCAAACACTATTGCAACAGGTAATGTAGCAGATAATGCTATTGACGGTACAAAGATTGCTCAAAATAGTATTCTTACTAGACATATTGACGATGCTCAGGTTACAACTGACCAACTAGGAGCAGATGCTGTTACAGCAGCTAAACTAGCTGATGATGCAGTAGTTACTGCAAATATTGTAGATGCAAATGTTACTACAGCTAAAATAGCTGATGATGCTGTTACAGCCGCTAAAATTACAGACAACGCAGTAGGAGCAGCAGCACTAAATATATCAGGTAATGGAACATCAGGACAAGCAATACTATCTGATGGCGATGGTTCTTTCTCATACGGATCTAGTGGTAAGACAACAGAAGAAATTCAAGACATTGTTGGAGCCATGTTCTCTAGCAATACTGAAACAAATATAACAGTAACTTATGAAGACTCTGACGGAACTATCGACTTAGTTGTTCCAAATGAACTATCAAGTGTTACAGAACTTGGTACACTAACTGAACTTCGAGTTGATGATATAAAAATTAATGGAACACAAATAGGACATATATCAGATTTAGATGCAATGTCAATCGCAGCAAATGGTGTAGTAACATTTACTCAAATACCAGTTTTACCAAACGATTCAATTACACAAGCATTTATAGCAGATGATGCTGTTGGAGCAGATCAACTTGCCGCAAACTCAGTAGTTTCTGCAAGTATTGTAAATGGAAGTATTGTATCAGCTGATATTGCTGCCAATACTATTGCTACTAGCAACATAGCAGATAACGCTGTAGATGGAAGTAAAATTGCTTCAAACTCTATTTTAACAAGACATATTGACGATAACCAAGTAACAGGTGATCAAATAGGAGATGATGTTGTACTAAGTGGTACAGGAGCTGTAACGGTTCCAAAAGGAACAACAGGACAGAGACCAAGTGGTACAGCAGGAGAGTTCAGATTTAATACTACAACTTCTAAATTTGAAGGACATAATGGAACTGAGTATGGAGAAATTGGCGGTGGTGGATCAAATGGATTCTTAACCGATATATTTGATGGAACAACAACTCCTGCTACAGACGGTAGCCGAGTTGCATTTACTTTATCACAAGCTGTTTCTGATGAAAAGTTCTTAATGGTATTCATAGATGGTGTATATCAAGCCCATGATGCATACAGCGTAAGTGGTACAACACTAACAATGGCAGATGCACCAGTTTCTGGTCGTGTACTTACTGTACATTCTGTATCAGCCGCAGTACAAGGTGATGGACTCAATGTTGATAACTTTAGTGGAGACGGATCAGATACAACATTTACACTTAGTCTGAATCCAACACATGAAAATAATACACAAGTTTACATAGACGGTGTATACCAGTTTAAAAATACATACTCTGTATCAGGAACAACACTAACCTTCTCTACTGCGCCACCAAATGGTTCAGCTATTGAGGTAATGACACATAGTCAAACAACAGTAAATAATGCGGCAAGTTTAGCTGCAACAGCAATTTCTGGATTAAGTGAAGTAACAATCGCAGGTGCAGATCATGTAATGATATTTGATGCTACAGATAACGCACTAAAGAAAGGTTTAGCATCAGACTTAATTGAACAACTAACAACAGAGCAAGTACAAGATGTAGTTGGAGGAATGGTTTCAAGTAATACTGAAACAGGTATTTCAGTAACTTATGAAGATGGCGATGGTACACTTGACTTTGTAATTGGAAGTGAAGCTATTGCAAGTTCTATGATTGCAAATAATGCAATTTTAACACAGCATATAGATGATAACCAAGTAACAGCAGATCAAATAGCTGCAGCTACTATTACTACAACTCAGATCGCTGCAAATACAATAGCAACAGGAAACATTGCTGATAATGCGATAGATAGCACTAAGATAGCTTCTAATAGTATTCTTACTCGACATATAGACGATGATCAAGTAACAGGCGATCAATTAGCTGACGCACTTTCAGTTGTAACTTCTGTAACCACTCCATTGGTAGTAGCTTCTACTTCTGCGAGAATAACACAAGTAGCAATCACTTCTTCTAGTAATGCAGTAGCATGGGATGCCGCCGCAGCAGCAAACGCTTATCATGTTACAACAGAAAACACAACATTCTCTGCACCAAGTAATGCAGTTGAAGGAGCAATCATACAAGTAGAATTAGCGCAGGGCGGAACTCCAAGAACAATAGCGTGGAATACAGTCTTTGAATTTGCGGCAAGTACAGCACCAACTGTAACTGCAACAGCAAACAAAACAGATATTTTTACATTTAGATATAATGGTAGCGTCTGGCAAGAGATCGGACGTGTACAAAACTTAGCGCAGACATAAAATGGCATTTTTAACAGAGGCAGCAAATAGAGGATCAATATCTACTGGGTATGATGTTGATAACTCTTTGAAGTTAGAGCAAGATAATACTGAGTATTTACATAAAACTCCAGGCTCTTCAGGAAATAGAAGAACTTTTACTTTAAGTGCATGGATAAAAAGAACCGAGATAACTAGAGGTTCAGGTGGTGGTGATTATATCTTTCAAGCAGGAGATGGAGATTACAACCAAAACGATAGAACTCTGATTAAATTTAATCATGATGATACACTTTATTTTGGCGGTGGTAGTGCATATTTAATAAAAACAAATAGAGTTTTTAGAGATACTTCAGCATGGTATCATATAGCAATGATTGTTGATACTACAGATGGAACAGCAGGAGATAGATTAAAACTTTATATAAATGGAGTTAGAGAAACTGATTTAGCAACAAACACTAATCCAGATCAAAATTTTCAGTTTGCTTTTATGAAAGATGACAAGCATGTTATAGGATATAATCATACTGATTCATCAAATCCTGCTAGTATGTATATTACAGAAGTAGTTTGGTTAGATGGCACAGCTGCAAGTATTACTGATTTAGGAAAGTTTGATAGTAATGGTATTTGGGTACCTATAGATGTATCAAGTTTATCAGTAGGAACTAACGGATGTTATTTGGATTTTGAAGATTCTTCTAACTTAGGCAACGATGCTAGTGGTGGTACAGACTTTACCTTAAACAACATCACAGCAGCAGACCAGTCAACAGATACTTGCACTAATAATTTTTGTACTTGGAGTCCTTTGTGGACTTTTCCTATTGCAAGAACTCTTACTGAAGGGTTGACCAAAGTTACAGGTTCCTCAGCTTGGGGTGGAGTGAAAGGTAGTATAGGAGTTACTAATGGAAAATGGTATTGGGAAAATAAAACATCAGGAAACGACACTATTATAGGTTGGCAGACTGATAATGTTACACCTCCATCAGGTACTAATGCTCATAATATAATAGATACAGTTGCACTTTACCAAGACGGAAATTATATATGGATTAAAGATAGTACAAGCGGAAGAAATGATACAAGTGCATCAGGTACTAATGCTAGTGGTCAAATTATAGGATTTGCTTTAGATTTAGATAGCAGTCCACAAACAGCAACTTTTTATAGAAATGGAAGTGCAATAGCTAGTGATGTAAACATAGATGGAGCTACAGGAAAAACATTGTTTCCAATGATGGCACAATATAATCAAAATGCAGAAACTAATTTTGGTGGCTTTACAACTTTTTCAATTTCAAGTGCAGAAACAGATGACAACGGCTACGGAACATTCGAGTATGCACCCCCATCAGGCTACTATGCTTTATGTAGTAAAAATTTAGCGGAGTTTGGATAATGGCTTATACAAATATAGATGATCCTTCAAAACATTTTCAAACTGTTCTTTGGACTGGTAATACCTCTGCACCAAGAAGTATAACTAATGATGGCAATAGTGATCTACAGCCCGATATTGTTTGGGCAAAAAACAGAACCACCAATGGCACAGACCATGAATTGTATAACTCAACTATGGGAACTGGAACAGAACAAAATTTACAACCTAATAATACAAATGGAAAAGGAACAGCCACTACTTATGGTCAATTAACATCTTTTGACACAGATGGTTTTACAGTTAATGCTGGCGGAACGAATGATGATAAATTTAATGAAAATAATTCAGAGTTTGTTGCTTGGCAATGGAAAGTAAACGGTGGAACTACTAGCACAAATAGTGATGGAAATGTATCAGCAACAGTTCAAGCTAATACAACAGCAGGAGTATCTCTTGTTTTTTACACTGGTAATGGTACACAAACAGGGAAAACAGTAGGGCATGGTTTAGGTGCTGTTCCTAAAATGATAATATCTAAAGATAGAGATGGTACTTCTAATGTAGCAGCATGGAGAATTTATCATGAAGCTATAGGAGCTACAAAATATATTAACCTAGATACAAGTAATGCAGGAACTTTTAACGATTGGGATAATACAACACCAACATCTTCAGTTTACTCAATAGGTGGGGATGGTGGTTATACTCCAACAAATACAAATAATACAGAATATATAGCTATGGTTATGACAGATGTACAAGGATTTTCAAAGATGGGAAGTTATGTTGGCAACGGCAATGCAAATGGTCCATTTGTTTATACAGGCTTCAAACCTGCTTTTGTACTGGCAAAAAATATAACCAATTCAGGTTATGATTGGACTATTGTAGATAATAAAAGAAGCCCCGCTAATGTAGTACAGAAATGGATTTGGGCAAATGCAAGTGGACCTGAATATGATGGGGCAGGTATAAGTTTACATGTGGATCTTTTGTCTAGTGGTTTTAAAATAAGATCAAGTAGAGCAGAAATAAATTTAAACGGAGCAACCTTTATATTTATGGCATTTGCAGAAAATCCATTTGTAACATCAACAGGAGCGCCGGCAACGGCAAGATAATAGGAGAAATAAAATGTGGGCTAGATTAGAAAGCAACACAATAGTAGAGATACTAACAAGGCCAAAAGCCTTAAACATCGGAGGTACACAGTATCCTTCAAATATATTTAGTATGTGGAGTAATTCAGAACTTGCCGCAATTGGTATAGTTCCTGTAACTATCGACAGTACTAATTTGAAAGATAAAGGGTATTATATCAATACTGATATAACTTATGCATATGATACTGAAACTGGAAAAGCAACAGGAACATATGGTACAGCTACAGCAAAAGCTATCGCAGATAGTGGTTCTGGAGAAAATTTAGTAAAAGGATTAAAAAGTTTGCATAAAGAAATTATTAATTCACAAGCTGGAGGTATACTACAATCTACAGATTGGATGGTTGTAAGAGCAGCAGAGGGTGGTACAGCAGTACCAAGTTCTATTACTACAAAGAGAGCCGCTGTAAGAACAAAAGCAAATGCAATGTGTGTGCAAATAGATGCCGCATCAGATGTAGATGCTTTGGCAGCACTTTATGTATATAATTCAGACAACCCACCAGTAAGACCATTAGGCGAATTACCAACAGTATAACATGGCATTAACAACAGTTACAGGAAGTTTAGTTTCGGTTAATGCCATACAAGGCACACTTATCGCTGACAACGCAATTACTGCGGTACATATTGCGACGAATGCTGTGTCTGGCACTTTAATAGCAGATAATGCTGTAACTGCCGTGCATATTGCACAAAATACAATCACTGTAACACAACTTGCAGATGACTGTGTAGAATCTGACAAAATAGCTGATGGCATAATTACGACCAATCACTTAAATAAAGCAATGATATCTTCACAGACAGAAGTTACTGCGGCGACAGGAGACTTTGTCCTGCTTGGCGACACTAGTGATTCAAACAATTTAAAGAAAGCACCAGTAAGTTCTTTACTACCGACAGGGAATTTAACTCTTACAGGGTTAACAGTAAATGGAACAGCAGATGTAGATAATATAACAATTAATGGAGCCCAAGGCTCTGACGGACAAGTACTTACTTCAACAGGAAGTGGAGTAGCTTTCGAAGATGCAGCAGCCAGTGGACCTTCAAAAGGACTAGCCATTGTACTGTCAATGATATTTTAGGAGAAATAAATGGCAACACCAAATTTAGCAAATGTAGCAACAATCAAACCTTTTATGAAAGCAGGAGCATTAACAACCTCTTATGCAACTTTAGTAGATACTCCTTCAGAGTCTTGTTTTAAAGTTGATAGTTTTTATGTAAGTAATGTAGATGGTACAAATAGTGCTACCTGTCAAATAGAGGTTGGTTTAAATGCAGGTAGTGGAGGAAACTATGCACTTACAAAAGGATTAGTTGTTCCACCAGGAGCAACAATTGCAATACTAACAACACCTTTATATTTAGACGAAACAGACTACATAAGAGGGTTAGCAAGTGCTAGCTCTGATATACAATGGTTTGCTTCAGGCACAGAACTTATAGACTAAAATGATAGTACAAGATGTATTTGAACCAACTCTAAAAGAAGCAATGCAAACTCTCGGCAAGGGAGCTGCTGTGACTCAAAATACTGGAGTATACTCAATTAATGATGTAAGTAAGCAAATAAGCCAAGGACAATGGGGAGTAAGCTATCCTGTTAATGATATGACCACATCAAAAACATTAGCAAATGGTTTTGTAAAAACAGGAAGATTAAATCTAAATGGAAATTTTGCTGGATACTATGATTTAGCATATTGGAATGGTAATTTAACTATTGATGATGATAACGAACTCGGAGCATTTTTAGATAATTTCTTTTTTACAGGAAATACAGATACGCACTCAGCATTAGTTTATATAAATGGAAACTTAAATATACATTATCCTTGTATTATAAAACCAAGAGTAAGAAAACTTTTTACTTGTTTTTATATTGCAGGATCTTTTACACACGATGGACTAATTAGTATGACTGATAGAGGAGCAAACCATAGTGGCACAGGTAATTCACATGGATATACAGCTCCTATTGCTATACCTATAAATGGTACTGTTACAATACCCGCAGCTGGTGGAGCAGGCGGAGCAAGAGCAAACAGAACAACTAGTGGCTCTTCTTATAATGCTGGAGGTACAGCAACTTACGGCACTGGCGGTGGCGGAAGCGGACACAATCACATATCATCAAGTGGTAATACAACAGCTGGAGCAGGTGGAGCAGGAACTTGTTTTAGTGGCGGAACATCAGGAACAGGAACCATGACTTATACTAGTAGTAATACTATTGAGGCAGAACATGATGGACAACCAAATGGTGGTGCTGGAGGTAAACCTCATACAACTGTAAATTTATATGGAACGTCTGGAGGTACAGGAAATCCTGGTGGAATGATAAGAGGCGGTGCTGGTTCAGGTTTTGGAAATAATACAGCAGGAGTAAGACAACCTTCAAATGGAGCATTTTGTGAACGAAATGACTTAGATCCTTATAAAGGAGTAGGAACAGAAAGAGCTCCTGGCCGTTATGTAGAAGGTGGAAATGGAACAGCAGGAGTTTTTATAGCAATGTGTGAAGGAGACTATACAGGAACATACGGAAGAATAGAATCAAGAGGAAAAGAACACGGAAACTACCATGAAATTGGTGGTAATGGAGCAGGTGGAGGACGACCTGGAGCAGGTGGCGGTGGTATTGGAATGGTCTTTGGAGGAACAGGAACAAGAACAGGACCCACTCCAGTAGTAACTGGCGGCTACTCAGGAAATAACTATGGTGGCGGAGCAGGGGGAGCTGGAACAGGAGCTAAGTACGCGCTATGAAGTATCTTATTCACGATCATTATGGAGGACAACAAAGTCTAATAGATACGCTTCCTTCTGGGTATACAGCTTTGGATTACGAACATCCAGATACTCCAGGAATAATTGTAAGATTAGGAGATGGAGTAAATATAAATGCAATTCCAAGTGTAGTTGCACAACTAAGTATGCAATATTTAGAAGTTCCTACCACACAATGGCTTTGCGTAAATATTGAAGACTGCGAAAACTGGACTGAAGTACAAGCAGCACTTACACTAGTGGAAACGGAACAGGCAGAGGCTTGGCAAAGACACAAACAATTTTTAATAGACAACGGGTACGAGATATAAGGAAGTAATATGGCAAGAACAACAATACCAGCAGAACTTGTAGCAATAAACGCAATTCAAGGCACACTTATAGCCGATAATGCGATTACTGCTGTTCACATAGCAACAAATGCTGTGTCGGGTACTCTTGTGGCTGATAATGCTATAACATCTACTCATATTGCACAGAACAATGTAACAGCTACACAGATCGCACAAAATACAATTACTGTTACACAAATGGCGGATTCAGCAATAGAAACAGCAAAAATTAATAATGATGCAGTAACACAGGCAAAGATAGCAGACGATGCTGTCGGCCCAGACCAGTTAGCAGCAAACGCAGTAGTATCAGCAAGCATCGCAAACGGAACAATCGTTGAAGCAGATATGGCTGATAACGCAGTAACACTTGCAAAAATGGCAGGTCTTGCTCGAGGAAGTATAATCGTCGGAGACTCTGCAGGAGACCCATCAGCACTAGCAATTGGTTCAAACACTTATATATTGACTTCAGACGGTACAGATATATCGTGGGCTGCAGCAGCAGGTGGCGGACCAACCTCTAAAGAAGGAGGCACAAACTTTACTAATTCACTAATGCTTGGTGATGATAGCACAGGAACTTTAAATTCAGCAGAACGAAATACAGGAGTAGGAAAAGATATTTTTGCAGCACTTACAGAGGGAGATGGCAATAATGCATTTGGTTATCAAACACTAGATGCTGTTACTTCAGGTAATAATAATGTTGGAATTGGTGAAGCTGCAGGTTCTGCTCTTACTACTGGTTCAAACAATGTTGCAGTTGGACATGAAGCTCTTAATGCAGCTACCACTGAAAGTGGTCAAACAGCTATTGGATATAAGGCATTAGCAGATGTTCATACAAATGGAAGTAATACAGCTATTGGTTATAAAGCAGGGAAAGGAATTACTTCAGGCGCATCTAATATTTGTATTGGTTATGAAGCATTAGATAAAGGAACTACTGGTTACGATACTATTTGTATTGGAAATAGTGCAATGGATACTGGTTCTGCTTATACAGGATACTATAATACTATAGTTGGAAACTCTTCAGGCAGGGCATTAACTTCAGCTATATGTAATACAACTCTTGGTAATAGCGCACTTAGAAATGAGGATACAGGTTCTACAAATACTGCAATAGGTTATAACGCTCTAAAAGAGCAAGACGGTGGAGAAGCAAATACAGCAGTTGGTTCAGGTGCAGGAACTAATATGACAACTGGAGATGAAAACGCATTTTTAGGAGCTCAAGCAGGTCTAAATTGCACAACTGGGTCAAGAAACGTTGCCATTGGTTATCGTGGGCATAGAGGAAATACAACAGGTAGTGACTGCATTATTATTGGTTCAGATGCTTCTTATACAAACTGTACTGGGAGCAAAAATATAGCGATTGGAAACAACGCAGGTTATAACTGGACTACTGCTTACAACAATACTGTTATGGGTTACAACGCTAGGACAGATGAGTATAACTCATATGGTGCTGTAGTTGTTGGATATAATGGATTGGGATATGCAAGTGAGCATGTTACTTTTGTTAATGGCTCTAATAAAACTTATGTAGCTATTGGAAGTACAAACTGGAGTGGGACATCAGACCAAAGACTTAAAGAAAATATACAAACATCTACAGCAGGTCTTTCTTTTATAAATGACCTAAGACCAGTTACTTTTGATTGGAAAAAGAGAAAAGACATAGACAATTCGTTAGAAGGTTATGAAAATAGTGATGAAAGATACATTAAAAATAATCCAACAAATAGACACGGTTTTGTAGCACAAGAAGTAAAAACAGTTTTAGATAATCATTCAGAAGTTTTATCAGGTAGTGAAATATGGAGTGAAGCTAAAGATGGAACCCAAGGAGTATCAGAAGTGGCTTTAGTACCGATGCTAGTAAAAGCACTCCAAGAAGCAGACGACAAAATAGATGCCCTAACGGCTCGAGTGGCAACCTTAGAAGGATAACATGGCAACAACAAAAGTAAATTCAGAATTTATAGCAGTAAATGCAATCTCAGGCACTATCATAGCTGACGGAGCAATCACGTCTACACACTTAGCAGCAAACTGCGTCGATTCATCAGAGCTTGTAACTGGATCAATCGACACCATACACATAGCCGCAAACCAAGTAACTGCAACAAAGATAGTAACAAATGGAGTACTTACAAGACATATATCAGACGATCAAGTAACAGGGGATAAAATTGCTGCCGCTACAATTGTGAGTGGGAACATAGCAAATAATGCCATTCTAACTCAACATATAGATGATAACCAAATCAACATAGATCAATTAAATGTATCAGACGGCTCTAGCGGTCAATTCTTAAAAACAGATGGTAGTGGTACTTTATCATTTGCTACAGCAGCAAGTGCTTTTAGTGATCTTACAGATGTAACAGTAGCAACTTCTGATCCTGCATACAACACTAATCCCTCAACTGGCGTAGGAACACTATGGTTAAATAAATCATCAGGTGAACTATATGTTTTAACTACTGCTACAACCAACGGTAATGTGTGGACAAATGTAGGAGAGGGATCAGGTAATATTACAGCATCAGCTTCAGGTGGCACAGAATCTACATCTGGCGGATATAAATACCACTCTTTTACATCTTCAGGAACACTTTCAGTGACAGGAAGTTTATCATTAGATATTTTAATCGTTGCAGGCGGAGGCGGCGGCGGTGGTAGATATAATGCAGGTGGTGGAGGTGCAGGCGGTATGCTTGAATATACCTCTCAAACCGCAGCAACAGGTAATTATTCAATAACAGTTGGTGCAGGTGGTGCAGGGGGTGCACAAGACAATGAGGGTACGAATGGTGGTAACTCATCAATGTCAGGCTTATCTCTTACAACTGCAGTTGGCGGTGGAGGCGGTGGTTCATGGTCTCATGTAAATAACGGTTATGTAGGAGTTGGTAATGACGGTGGCTCAGGGGGTGGTTCATCAGGTTATCAAACCTCTAATTCAACAAGAGCAACAGGTACTTCAGGACAGGGAAATGATGGAGGTACTGGAGATACTTATGGTGCAGGCGGAGGCGGTGGTAAATCAGCCGTTGGTGCTACTGCTAATAACGCTTATGGTGGAAATGGTGGTGCAGGAAAACAATGGTTGAATGGATCAACTTACGCAGGCGGCGGAGGTGGTTCTTCTTATGACAATGGTGGCGCAGCAGCTACAGGTGGTGCAGGCGGCGGTGGAAACGGTGGCTCATATAGTGACGGAACTGAACCAACAAACGGCACAGCAAATACTGGAGGTGGCGGTGGAGGTGTTCATGGTTATACATCTCAAACCACAGGAGGCAACGGTGGTTCAGGAATTGTTATAGTGAGGTATGCAGTATGATTTGGGCAAAAGTAAAAAATCAAATAGTCGTTGATGTAATAATTGCAGATCAAGAATTTATGGATAATTTTATTGATAATTCTGCAGGTAAATGGATAGAAACAAAAGAAAATGGCTCTATAAGAAAAAATTATGCAGGTATTGGATATACCTATGATGCAATAAGAGATGCATTTATTCCACCACAACCATACCCATCTTGGACATTAAACGAAGATACTTGTAGGTGGGAGTGCCCAGTTACATACCCTAATGACGGCAAGCTATATAATTGGAACGAAACAAGTAAAGCATGGGATAAAATATAATGGCATTAACAAAAATAAAATCACATTCAGTAGCAGTAAACTCACTGACAGTAGCAAATATAGCAGACAATGCGATTGATGCGACGAAGATCGCCTCCAATAGCATACTTACTCGTCATATAGACGATAATCAAATTAACATAGATCAGCTTAACGTTTCAGACGGATCAAGTGGTCAAGCATTAACAACAAATGGCTCAGGAACATTAGCTTTTTCAACTATAAGTGGAGCAGATAATTTGCTCGTAGTTGGAAGAAGTGCAAATGTATCTTGCCCATTAACAGCAGGCAGCTTAGTAGTTGTCGGAAGAAGCGCAAACGTTTCAGTAGGAGTATCATAACATGGCAAATAGATTTCCTCTAATAGTAGATTCATCAAATCAGAACATCAAGGAACTACCTGATGGAGATAGCCTACTACTCGGAGATAGCGAAAAATTATTATTGGGTGATGGCACAGATTTACAACTGTACCATGATGGATCAAATTCATACTTAGCAAATAGTACAGGAGCATTAAAACTAGCAACAGAAACAAGTGGTATTGCAATAACGATTGGACATACTACATCTGAAACTACAGTTGCAGATAATCTGACAGTAACAGGAAATGGCACTATATCAGGTAATGGAGTTATAACAGGCACAAGCACATTTACAGGAGTTGCAACAGCGTCAACTTCAGCAAAGATAACACAAGTAGCACTTACTTCTAGCAGTAATGCTGTTGCATGGGATGCTGCAGCAGCCGCAAACGCATATCATCTTACTACTGAGAATACAACTTTCTCAGCTCCAAGTAACGCAGTAGAAGGCGCAATTATTAGTGTAGAACTAGCTCAGGGTGGCACTGCTAGGACAGTTGCTTGGAATACAGTATTCGAGTTTGCAGCAAGTACAGCTCCTACTGTCACCGCCACAGCAAACAAAACAGATATATTTGCTTTTCGATATAATGGCTCAGTCTGGCAAGAAATTGGCAGAGTACAAAATATGGCACAAACATAATGGAAGCATTACAACGGCTACATAACCGTGGAAGTGTATCTACGGGATATGATATTGATAACTCGTATAAAAATGAAGCAGACAATACTGAAAGAATGTATCGTGCTTGGGGTGGAATTACTGCAAACACTCAAACATGGACAGTTAGCCTTTGGGTAAAAAGAACTGAACTTGGAACTTTACAACATATTTGGGGTGCTGGAGTAAGTGGTAATGATGTGTTATTACTTAGTTTTCAAACTGACAATACCCTCAAGTTTAGGTCAACAAAAAGTGGTGCTAATGATTGTGTTTATGTAACCAACAGAGTTTTTAGAGATACATCAGCTTGGTATCATATTGTAACAGCTGTAGATACGACAAGCGGAACAGCAGGAAATAGATTAAGAATTTATATAAATGGTGTTGAAGAAACTTCTTTTTCAACAGAAACAAATTTTGATCAAAATGATTTAACACTACATAATGCTAATAGTAGCTACATGGAAATTGGTACTGCTCTTGGTGAAGCAGATAGGTTTTGTGGATACATAGCAGAAGTTAATTCTATAACTGGAACACAATATGCGCCTACTGCTTTTGGTAAGTTTGATAGTGATACAGGTATTTGGATTCCTATAAAATTTGCAGGAAGTTATGCAGAAAATTCTATATTTTTAGAGTTTAAAGATTCTTCAAATTTAGGCTTAGATACTGCTGGCGGAGGTCAAAATTTTACACTTCAAAATATAACAGCAGCAGATCAAGCGACTGACACACCTACTAACAATTTTGCAACATTTAATGCACTTCAGCCTTTACAAGCGAGTGGAGTTATAAGTGAGGGTGCTACAAAATTTTATACTGGTTCTAATTGGCAAACAGCAGTTTCATCTATAGCAGTATCAAGTGGTAAATGGTATGCAGAATTTTATCCTAATTCAAGCACAACTATTGTAGGATTTGTTGATGTTGAAGATGCTTATATACCACAAAACCATAGTGGTTATTATTTAGGCTATGCAGGTGGCAATCAAAATAGGTCTGTAGGTATGCAAGGTAGTAATGGTGTAATTATGAACGATAATAATTCAGCGACTGGTGCTGGATTTGTAGGTGGCAATATTGTTTCTCTTGCTTTAGATATGGACAATAGGAAAGCATATTGGGCGGTAAATGGCACTTATGTTAATTCAGGCAATCCTGCTAATGGAACTAATGGTGTTACTTGGGCAACATCTTCAACTCTTGGTGATCCTTGGACTGATGTTATAACTATGGGTGTAACTGGCCATACAAATATTATTTGGTTAGGTAACTTTGGTGGCTTTACCACAATGCCTATATCAAGTGGTAATGCGGATGCTAATGGCTATGGAACATTCGAGTATGCTCCACCAAGCGGGTACTATGCTTTATGTACCAAGAATTTAGAGGAGTACGGCTAATGGCTTATTCAGATATAAAAGACCCTTCAGCACATTTTCAAACTAAACTTTATACTGGAAATAATGCAGATACTCATGCTATTACAAATGATGGTAATAGTGATTTACAGCCAGATTTAGTTTGGATAAAAAGACGAGACTATGATAATCAACCTGTTTTACACGATAGTAATAGAGGAGTTACTAAATTTTTATCTACTGACAGAACTGATGTAGAAGGAACAATATCACCCACAACTAAATTTCAGTCTTTTGATACTGATGGGTTCACAACAGGTAGCACTTCAGGAGCTTATAACGCCAGTGGAGAGCCTTTTGTAGCTTGGCAATGGAAAGCAAATGGTGGTACGACAAGCACAAATAACGATGGTGCAGTTACATCAACAGTCCAAGTAAATAGCGATGCAGGGTTTTCAATCCTAACTTACACTATGAATAGTGGCTCAAATGAAACAGTTGGTCATGGTTTAGGAGTAGCACCCAAAGTTATAATTTATAAAGCAAGAGAAAGAGGGGATTCTAATGGTTTTTGGCATTTTTATACAACTGTTTTAGATGGTTCTTTGGATTATTTTAAACTTAACGAAGATGGATATAAATTTAATAGTTCTCTTTCTTCACCAACATCAACTACTTTTGTTGGAGGAGGTAGCAGTACAGCTTCTTATAGAATTTTTGTAGCTTATTGTTTTGCAGAGGTGCAAGGCTACAGCAAGTTCGGCAAGTACACCGGCAATGGAAATGCAGATGGTCCGTTTGTCCATACAGGATTTAAACCTGCTTTTGTTTTAATTAAAGCTGATTCTAATTATAAGTATTGGTATATGTTTGA